AACCATGGCAGACCGCGAGAGGTTTCAGGCTCTTGCGGATAATCTGAGACAGAAGCACGGATTCGCCACAGAGGAATCACACGATACCGGAGGAATGTATGATATGACTCATTTAAGGAATTAAGATGCAGTTCATTGAGTTTAGAGACACTTGCACCATAAGCAGGAAGACGGGCAAAAGGGATGAATTTGGCAATGATCTTAAAGTGGCGGTCTATGATGGACCGTGCAACTATCAGGAAGGAGGTCAGGTGTCATTCGGAATCATAACCCGTAATCCTACGCTTTATTTGCCGAGCAACGATGTGATTGTTGAAATAAACGATTCTGTAGAAGTGAATACTGAAGCCGGAAGAACAATCGTCTCGCTGGTACAAGTTGCAAGGGATATTCGGCTTAGAGCAATGAAGCATCTTAATGTGACGAGAGTAGAACTGAAGCAGGCAACCGACAAGTAATGGCAAAAGAGACACGTATAGGCTACAAGAAGTGGATGCCGCACAATATTGAGGTAATCAAGAAGAAGTGCAGTCACTTTTTGGTTCAAGAGGTAAAACCGCAACTTACGGTTATCCTCAACAATGTAGCTCAAGCGGTACTTGATTACATTGAGCAGATGACATCTCTTCCCCAATATACCGGGAATCTTCACGATGCTACAGGGGTGGGTATATATGTGGATGGGCAGCTATCCTCGTATGTGCCGACAAAGATTGCCACAAAATTCCAAAGTTCTGGTTTTCATTATAGAAACGAATATAAAATTGACGGTAGTCTTTACCTGCAATCAGCATTAAAAGATGCTACCACGGAGTTTTCTGATGGCGTTTGGATTGTAGTCTTTTCGGCTGTTCCTTATGCGTTTTACATTCAGGAAAGACCGGAGCAGTATTTTAGTGAGATTTCGGAGGCCTTATTACGCGAAATTTATCAGAAACTTGCTCCATTACAACATAAAACGATTCCATTATGGGTATAAAACCATCAGAAATAAGACCGGATCTCGCACTGAGGCAGATTCTTGACAAGCATATTATATTGCAAAAGTCAGCAACGGAGTCTGCTGAAATCAAGGTTTACGCTCAGGGCGAAAGACCCAATATAGGACTGGATACGGAGTTTGTTGAAATTCTATTTAATGGGACTATGCGTTCCAAGACCAAACCTATCGGCATTGTTAGTGGCAATCTTGCTGTTGCTATTTATGTCAAGACTTATGAGGATGGATCAGTTTTTCAGTTTAGGGTGGACTCTATTTTGAAACAATTAGAACAAAAAGTTTCAAATATATCTATAGATGGATTCTTTTTTTTGATTAACCTTAACAACATCATAACTCCCACAACGGTAAATGTAACCTCAGGATATTCAACAACCATCCTGAATATTGAATGGCATACAGTTTAACTTTTCATAATCTAATATTTTTCTTATGGCTACAACAGTAGGTAAAATTGAAAATGTGACCGGACTATTTTCCGGACAGGGCGATCTCTTCATCTTTGGTGTGCTTTCCGACGCAGAGTATGAGTCTGCCACTCTTGCAACTCTCAAGGACCCAGTAAGCCTTGGACAGATTGTTCAGGACTCTACATCTTGGGAGGGAGAGAATCCCGAGACCACTGAGATCAAGGACGAGCAGGGTAACATCATCACAGCGAAAGTTGCGGCTGGTACTCTCGCATGGGCTTTCGACCTTGCCTCAACTTCTTCTGCAATGATCAAGAAGTTCCTCAAGGGTATGAATGTGGACGTTTCAGCGCTTACCACAGACAACACCCCTTGGGATGAGTCAGGAATGGTAGTAACTGGTTTCGGAGTTGACATTCCGGTGACCACTGTTCCTATGGCAATCGTCAACGATGGAATGAACAAGACTTGGCTTTATCCTAAGACCAAGGTGACAGGAAGTCTCGCTTATGCGGATGGTCTGTGGAGAATCCACTGCGACTGTATCGCAGAGTACCTCAACACAGCAGGTCTCAAGACCGGTATGCTGATCGAGGCAAAGGTGAATAAGGCGGCATAATCCCGCGTAAAGTCTAATCCGAGGGCAGGTGGGCATTCGAGCCTGCTTGCCCTTTTTATTTTAAGTAAATGGAAAATAAAGTATTGGAAGAAATGCTTGCCGGAGAACAGGAAGTCCGTAGGGGTGCGCCTTGCAGCGTAGCCGTTCAAGGCAAGACATATAAGGTAAAGCAGATAAGTAATACCGTAAGAAGAAGAATCAGCGACTTGGAGAAAGAAGTTCTTGTGCTTGAAAAGGAATCAAAGAAGGAAATAACGCTCAAGAGAGCCAAGCGGATCGACCGAAAAATCAGAACCCTACATAGCAAGACTGCAGCTTTCTATCTTCTCGGCAACTGGGCTTTGTTTGTTCCTTTCCTATGGGGGATAAAGTGGAGATTGCTTGACCTCAAGGATAGTGAAGTTACCTTTACCATCAATGCGATGGGTGCAAACAACAAGGGTGTGGATTTTTTCTTAGCCAACTGGCAAATTACAAAGGCTCAACTCGCGCTCTCTATGAGGCTGGTTGGCGACGGAATCAAGCAGTATCAGGAGAGAATGGAGAGTGCACAGGACGCTTTGACAGAGGGTCCGGACAGCAAGTAGCATCGTTTTTTGAAAGCAGTTCCGATAATGATAAAATAAAGCATATCTACGGCAATTACGGCTTTTGGTCTTGGTTCCGGTATTGGTATCTCGACACAGCAAATCAAGTTACTATGATGCTGATTGACAAGGGATATTATGACTATGATTTTAAGGTTACGGAAGCGAAGCCGAAGCAGTTGCTTTATGAAGATACCGTAAAGAGTGAGGAAGAAACAAGAAATCTGCTTGCACGATTCGGCATCGGTACGGCGACGAAAGAACCGAAGGATATGGATATGGAGGAACTCCAGGAATATGCTATGAATGACATTAACTCAAAGTAAAGAAGAATTATGGCAGATGAAAGATTGATTTTTCCGGTAGGATTTGATTTAGAGAGCGGAGTAAAAGATGCTTCGGAAGAGTGGAGACGCGTCCAGAAGCAGATGCAGGCTGCGATTGACAGTCGGCCTATCAGCGTAAAGGTTGATGCCGAGGAAATAAAGAAATTTGACACATATATCAATAGGGTCTATAAGAGCCTGAATGAGTTGAAAGATCTGTTCCCTCAGGTGTTTGTGGAGTCGCCAGAAGGAGGCGAACTTACTGATAAATTCCAAGCAATGGAAACATCCATCAACGCTGTTAACGAGGAAATGCGTAACTTGGAAAAGGTTTGGAACAACCTCTCAATGGAGGAAAAATACGATAAAGATGGAAACCTCACAGCAAAAGCGCAGCAACTTAAACAGGCGTATGTAGAACTTTATCAGTCGCAAAAAACGCAAGGTCAGACTTTAGCGGAAATAACCAAGGAAGCAATAGCCCTTGCAGATAGGGAGATTGAACAAGCTGAAAAGAAAAAAGCAAAGGAGCAGGAGTTTCTTAGGCTTTTGAATCTTGAAGAAAACACTCTTGCGAATATTAAGGCCAGACAGTCGGCTTGGATGTCCAAATTATCAACCACTGAAATAGGCTCCGACGATTGGAAAAATGCCGTGGCGGAAGTGCAGAGACTTGATGAAAAAATAAAGAAACTTCAAAACACCATCAAGGGCACTAAGGGTAAAGCAAAGATAGACATTGACACATCCACCTTTGCGGGCAAGCTCAAAGACTTGGAAAATCGATGGAAAGCACTCACGGCGGCCCAGCGAAAGGGCGTGGAAGGTCAGGCTCTGCGAAATGAATGGAGAGCACTCGCGGCTGAAGCTGGAAACTATACTTCAACACTGCGCTCGGCGGTTACCGCTCAAGACAGGTTGACAAATTCGCAAGTCCGTTCAGTAGGGGCGATAAAGCAACAAAATTCAGAGTATTCTAAACAAACAACCTATATTCAGCGTCTCATACAACGACTTGGAATTTATACCGGTATCTATGCCGTTGCAGGGATGATTCGTGACATCCGTGAAACCACTGCGGAGTTTGAATTGCAGGAGGTGGCACTCGGTGCTATCATTCAGAATGCACACGAGGCACAGGTACTATTCTCGCAGATTAAGGCAGCCGCCGTGGAGTCTCCTTATCAGATTAAGGAACTCGTGGACTACACCAAGCAGTTGGCGGCCTACGGATTCGAGCAGAATGAATTGTTTGAAACAACAATGAGACTCGCGGACATTTCAGCCGGACTTGGTGCAGATATGTCCCGTATCATTCTCGCCGTGGGACAGGTGTCTGCGGCTACCGTACTCAAAGGAAC